ACGCTGAGAGCAAACTCCGCTTTCAGTCTGTCAACGAGATGCCGATTGTCCGTTGCATGGATCTCACCAAGCAGGCCGGCGACGAAGTTACCTTTGACCTGATTAACCCAATTGGCGGCAAGCCGATCATGGGCGAGAATGTGGCTGAAGGACGCGGCGACGCTATGTCTTTCTCGCAAGATTCTTTGCGAATCAATCAGTGCAGAAAGCCGATATCCGCCGGCGGTGCAATGACCCAACAGCGGACCCCGCACCAGTTGCGACGGTTGGCCCGTGCTCTTGGTCTGAACTACATGCAGCGCCTGGAAGATCAGTTGAACCTCGTTCACCTGGCCGGCGCCCGTGGGTTTGCCAACGATATCGAGTGGGCTGTTCCTTTGGCAAGCGATGCAGACTTCGCGTCAATCTGTGTCAACTCGGTTAAGGCACCGACCAAGAACCGGCATTTTATGAGTACCGGCAGTGGTATTGAGCCGATTGCGGCAGGAAGTAGCGCGATCACCATCGCAACCACTGACCTGATGAACATCGACGTCCTCGACGCCATTCGTACCAAGCTCGACGGTATGGCCCTCCCGCCTCCGCCTGTTCGTTTCAAAGATGATCAGATGGCGGCTGATTCGCCCATGCGTGTCTTGCTGGTTTCCAGTGAGCAGTACACGGCGATTGTTCGCTCCACCAACTTCCGCACCTTCCAGGCACAGGCTATGGCCCGCGCCCAGATGGCAAAGAATAACCCGCTGTTTATGGGCGAAGCTGGTTTGTGGAACGGGATTCTCATCGTCAAGATGCCGAAGCCGATCCGGTTCTATGCCGGCCAGGAAATCAAGTGGTGTGCAAGTGCTACCAGCACCACCGAAACAACCGGCGATCTCGTACCTTCTGGGTTCTCCACTACCCATGCAGTCGACCGAGCTATCCTGCTCGGCGGCCAAGCATTGGCCGAGGCATATGGCAAGGCCCGTCAGACCGGCAACCCGTATTTCTGGAGCGAAAAAGAGCTTGACCACGGCGACAAGCTGGAAGTCCTGATTGGTATGGTGGGTGGAAAGAGTAAAACCCGCTTCCTGATCAATCACGGCACACAGGAAGAGTACACCGATTTCGGCGTAATGGCTATCGACACCGCCGTTGCTCTGTAATCGTTGCAATTTATCACTCCCGGCCTGTGATTATTCAGGCCGGGGGCACCAATTATCCTGAAACGCTATGAGGTAAAAACATGGCTAATGTTACCAAGAAAAATATTAAGAACCTGCCGAGTTTCGGCGGCGTACCCTACGGCAACCTTTCTGTGTTGCGGTTCACCTTTGAAACCGACTCAAGCGGTATTTGGGTGGACTCTGACAAGGCAACTGCTGTTGCAGATGGCGACGTTCTCCGCCTGGGAATCCTCCCGGCTGGATTCGAGCCAATCGACTATCTGGCAAATATCTACGACGCCTTTGCCAGCTCCACCACTATGGCTATCGGTTTTGCCTATGTTGATGGCACCGATGTAACGGCTGTTCCCCAGGATGCCGATTATTTCTGTGCTGCAACCACCATGGCGACACAAGCCCGACTGAAAATGACCAACGTGGCTATCAGTAACGTGGTCCTGCCAAAAGACGCATACCTTACCCTTACCAGTGCCGGGGCGGCACAAAGCGCCGTCGGCAAGCTCGACGTTTATATCCTCGGCGTGTTGCACGGCAATCCCTGATCTTCCAGCGGATAAGTAAATCAAATCTCTTCATCTTCGGGTGAAGAGATTTTTACCAAGAGGTTTTGATTATGACCGCAACACTAATGTATATCGGCCCGCGTCCCAGGATGACGGACCCGCTTTATGGCACCGGTGATTGGCAGGAAGGGACGGTCAAGACTGTTCCGGCTGACGTTGCCAAGAAGATGTTGAAGCACCAGGACGTTTGGGTTGAGAAGTCGGCTGAAATGGCAGAAATTGCCGGTATCGAGGTGGAGACTGTCGAGCCGAAACCGCCGACCGACAACACCGAGAATGAAGAGTCGCAGAAGGTCCGTGATGCCATAGTCGCCATGAACTCCAAGCAGGCGATATCGGATTTCATCGCTGCAAATTATGCCGGGTTTAAAATCGACAAACGGGCAAATCTGGATGTGATGAAGCAAGAGGCAATCCGCATGGTTGATCAATTCGGGGTGACACCGTGAACGCAGAGAACTTGATTGCCGAGGTTGCGGATATCGTCTTAGGGGAAACGACCGACGAAGTATGCCTTGCGGCTCTCAATGCGGCACAGATGGCTATTGCCGAGCGAGTTCTGCTTCCCGGTCTATCCGATGGCCTTGCTACGATATCGGCCACCACTGGCGCGATGTATGCCACGATCCCGGCAACGTATCATAGACGGATATTCATGGCGAAGAATACCACCACGGGATCGGTGGTAGATGTCTATTCAAATATCGGTATCATGGCGCAGATAACAGAGATTTTCCCGTCTATCGATAATGAGGGAGATGTCATATCCATAGCCCTTCACTCTGGCCGGATTTTATACCAACGAGTCCCAACGAGCACACAATCCATTTCCCTTATGTTCTATCGGTTGCCGGTGGATATGGAAGATTCTTCCACAAGTTACCCGGACGGTATGGGCGGGAGTCGTGTTGCCGGCAGTAAGGAGGCAATCGACTTTGCCCTTATCCATCATGCCGCGTGGAATATCTTTGAGAAGATCGAGGACGGCATGGAAGGCGCAAAAGTGAACTCCACCAGGCACCAAGGGCTATTCGAGGAGCACATGGAAAGGCTTTCGCTTGTGTGCAGGCAGGAAGAGGTGCAGGCTCGGCCAATGTTCAATCGGAGTTGGTGATTATGGCCTTTATTCCAGTAATAGAAAAATGTGCGGGCATCAACAATAAGCTCGATATCAAGAGCATACGCGGCGAGTCTGTTCAATCAGGTATTACCGACTTGGCCGAAGGCGTGAATGTCGATATTGATGACGCTTGGAAGATATCGGTCAGGCTCGGCCAGGAAGAAGTCGCGGAGGGGACATGCCATTCAATCTATTGTGCTGGGCCTGGAATGGATTGTTATGCCGCAAAAGATACCACGACCACAGCAATTCACCAAGTAAGCGAATCATTCACCATTGGCAGTGCAATTGTTTCAGGGCTTACGCTCGGCGCGGATCTCTCATGGGCGCGAATGGGAAACAGGTACTATTACACGAACGGCTATGAAAAAGGCTATGTCGCTGATGGTGTTTCTGGTGCCTGGCCTACAAACGCCCTGAAATCCATCTCCAAGAAGAAGGTCATTTCGCCGGCTCCAACTGGCGAACATCTCGCTTATTGGATGGGCCGGATGTGGATATCGCTCGTTGATGGTGGAGTACCTGTTATCTATGGCTCGCTCCTTTACCGTGAGGCTTCGTTCGTCAAGGCTCTGCATCGGTTTCAATACTCTTCAAGGATAAGAATGATGCGACCTATTGGAAATGGAATGTTCGTGTCAGATGAGGAGAAAACATACTTTATCCAGGGGGCAAGACTCCTGAAAGACTTCACGCAAACAGTTGTGCAATCTTTTCCGGCGCATGAGTGGTCGGACAATCAAACACTCGTTGACCTCAGCAAGACACACCTGCAATTACCTGGATTGTGCGCTGTATGGTCAAGCGACGAAGGTCAGTGTATTGGAACACCTGACGGTCAGGTCATTGTAGATACGAAAGACAAACTCTTTTATCCATCCGGCACAATGGGCGCAACCGTTGTTGCTGACAATATTCTCATTAACTCGGTATATTAATATGGCTGGATCACTCAGTACAGGATATGTGCAGGCAATCAATGCCACAAAGAAAACAATTTGGGCAAATAGCGTTCTGGCTATTTTTGGCGACGGCACGGCACCACCGGCAACAGCGAATGCGGCTGAAACCGGGACATTGCTTTGCCTTATTACGGAGAGCGCCGGGGCATTTGTTGGAGGTCAGGCAGCTAATGGCTTGAATTTTGACGTTTCAACTGATGGTGTTATGTCAAAAGATACATCTGAAACATGGAAGGGGTACGGCGAAACAGCG